CCTTTTTTACTTAATTCAACAGATTCATTGCCAGTAAGGTCATCTAATTTCTCCCAATATTCATCTAATAATTGTTTTTCTGCCTTTGGAAATAATTTTTTAAATTCTGTAGCTCCCATTCGCTGTGAAAGACTCCCAAAAGCTCCTCCCAATAAACCTCCGGCTATTGTACCAAATCCTATATACGTTGCGGACTCTCCCCATGTTGACGTTGGGTCTAAAGACAATCTAACAGGTTCAGTTGCACCAACAAGTGCTCCTGTTGCCAATCCTGCTCTTTTTGCTCCTCTTAAAAATCCTACACCTCTTGCTAAAGGAATAGGAATATAAGTAACAGGATCAAAAAACGCCGATAATAAGGCAGGAGTAACCCTTCCCGAGTCTTGTACCCTTCTTCTACGGGCATTATTTGCGTCTATTTTTTCTTTTAATTGATTTGCCGCCTCTTGGTTACGGATACCTACAAATTGATCGGCATAAGGTAAGTATTGTTCAAAGTCATCAAGAAAAGGATCGTAGTTAGGGTCTATTGTATTATCAGTTATAGGTGTATAGTTCTTTTGATCTAAAACCTGACCTATCCATGATAAGGCAAAGTAATCAGCTAAGTCTTCAGAATAAGTATTTTGGGGTGTATATGATTGTTGAGGAAAATATATCGGAGTAGTTTCCGCTACCGACATTCTTTTTAAGGCACGGGCTTGAGCTAAATCTAATTGTGGGTTTTGAGCACCATCAATTGTTGTCATTTAAGGTATCCCGGAAGTATAGCATTTAATCCTTTTCTATATTGAGATTCTACACCTTCTTCTAGTCGTATTAATTCTTCTTCTTTTTTTGTATTACCCATATATGTAGCGTGTTTTATTCTATCTTTTAAAACACCCATATCATGGGCGTCAATTTTTTGTTCTTGATCTAATACTTTCCAAATTTGCTCTGGAGCATAAATAAGCATTTCTCCATTAACAGCACGTAATAACTCATTTTGCCCATCAGCATTTTGTATAATTACAGCATATTTAACATTTTGTGGCATTTGTAACCCAGAACCTTTTATACGATTAATTGGTGTAACAAATAAATTTTTTCCTAATTCTAATTTATTCCATTGTCCTGCAAATGCTTCTGTTTCTGCTTTTAATCCATTATCTTGAATATGTTGTTTAACAGCTATTTTATGCCATGACGCATCCCATTCATCTGTATCAGGATTCCATATTTGATAATTTTCTAAAGGAAAAAGAACTTCACTATTACCCCACCAATCTGTTTCTACCACAGCATCTAAAAATGCAAATTCACTTTTACCTACAATTTTTGAGCTTTTCAGTTTAGTATATGCTTCTGATGTTAATTTACTTATAGTTTCATTCATTGATTTTTCAGAATTTAACATTCCATATACCATTGCATAATCTTTTATAGCCCTTTGAACACCCATTCCTACTTCTTGCCCAAACCATCTATCTCCATATTCACTTCTAATATGAGCGTTAACTGCGTCTTCATATTCTCGTTTGGTTACATCCCATCTTGCTAGTATTTGTTCTTCTTTTTCTCCTGTTGATCTAATAATATCGTTATCTATTTTACCATTAACAGCCATTACTGTAGATAACCTTGCAAGTCGGCTATTAACTTTTGGCGATAATCCCGGAAGTAACTCTCGTGTATTCATTAACTGAACTATAGATGATCCATGACGTACCGGTGACGCTGATTTATGGAATTGCATAACTCCTGAAAGCATAGCTGTTACGGCTTTTTCATTTGGACTATTAATAACAAGGTCTTCTATAGTGCCTGTTAAATCTTTAGGAACATGATTAGTTTGAGCTAGTGCATGATAAAAATTAGGGTCATTGATATAATCCTGAAAGTTTGGTGAAATAGGTTGTCCTACTATTTGACTAAGCGATTGGATATATTGATCTGGATTTTTTTTATATGCTTTATCAAACAACATACCAGAATGTGGAGAATTTACACCTCCAGATTGTGTTCTTACCATAGTTTCGAATAACATTGCTCCATCAATTTGATCACCAAGCCCTGCATTGTTTCCTGTTACTCGAGCATTTACATAACTTTTAATATACCCTAATTGTGTTGGTGTTAAATTCTTTGTTGCTTCTTCCCAATCTTGTGTTTTTAATACTACTTCTTTTCCATTTAATGTTATTTTAGCATCACCTACTCCATTCATCATATCTTGCATTGCCTGCAATCTTTCCTGTAATTGGCGTTTACCGACTACTGTACTTCCTTGTAAATTTGTTTGCTTAAATAATTCGGACATTGATACACCTGATATTTTTGTTGATCCAAAATGTTTTAATGCTTTAAATTCTTCTATAAGTTTACTTCTTATAACTTTACCCTTACCGGACAATCCCTCTAACGGAAGTTGGTTTATATCATTTATAGCTATATCTATAACTTTAGGATTATGTATAAAATTAGAACGAACATATTGTGCTTTAGATTCAAGAATTTGAGATACTTGGTCTAATTTTATTTCTTCTTGAATGTCATTAAATTTGTTTTGTACCTTTGCTTGTTGCCCAATCATTTCAGCTTCTATTTCTGGTATTACAGATTCAACAAATTTTGGTGGAAGTGATTTTTTAATACCTTCAATAACGGGAGCCATTCCTAACATATAATCATCACCTGACCCACCATCACGAAGGACTTGTTCTGCAACTTCTAAACTTCTTTGCCTTACACTATTACCAATATCTAAAGCCATTTTTTTGGCTTGTAATACTTCAAAATCTCTGTTTGTCGTTTTCCATAAAAACTTTGGACTATTAAATTCTTTAACACGAGTTGCTGTTACAGCATTACCTTCATCATCTACTGTTTCATAATCTTCTAATTCATACTCTAATTTTTGAACTTCTGTTCTCATACGTTCTTCATCAAAGTCTTGTGACATTTGTTTGAACGTAGCTCCTAGTTTATTAAGATTTTCTTCATAACGATTTCCAATATATTGTTCGTCTTGCGACATTTGAGCTATGCCTTGAGAAGGAACGACTCCCATTTGATCTGTATAAGAAACTTGTTTTTGTGCTCGTTTTAATGCCATATTACGTCCAATCTACTTGTGCTAACGTACCTGTCGCATCTGCCACACCACCTAAAAGACTAGCTGTTCGGGCTGATCTTGCTCGGGCTTGTACGGATTTTGCCGCTAATGAAGATTGTTGTGCTCCTAAAAGAGCGGCAGTTTGTCGTTCTGTTCCCATTAATTTTATATTAGAAAGATCACGTCTTTCTGTTTCTCTGTTTGACGCTAAAAACGCACCAAAAGAAGGTGAACCAAGATCAATGTTTGTACCGGCTAATGACGCTTTATTAGATTTTAAATCACGTAACGCTTGTTCTTTACGATCATTTAATTCTGCCATCATTCTTAATTCTTCAGCTTTTGCCGCGTCTTCTTGTTGTCGCCTTTGTATTTCATACCATTGTGCATCATATCCTGCTGAACGTTGTTCACCACGCATTTGCATAAATGTACCTGCCGCAGTTGCGACTGTGCTCATTGCCGCAAAGAATGTTCCCGGATTACACATTAAAAATATACCTCTGAAGTTATAGCGATTATTCTAAAAGGAATAGGAACGCTTTGAGTTATAGTCACAAAAGGTGTTCTACTATATCCTAGTGTATGAACATCTTTTTTTCCTGTAAATCCTACCATTCCCAATCCATCATCATTAAGCAATACATCATTTCCGTTTACTTGTAAATTGTATGTTTTAGATAATTCTAATACAGTTTTCCCTATTTTTCTAGGCATTCCATAAGTTGAACCTAAACCTCTAACGGCAGTTGCCGCATCAATAGGTAATGTTTCTATATTAATACTATAATCTAATCCTATATCACACGCACTTGCCGGTTGATCAAATGATACAACACCACCTGCTGTAACTGTTCCTTTACCATAATATGCTAATTGATCATCTTCCGTTGACCCTGAAGTAGCGTGTACTTCTTTTGCCGCTAAATGAGTTAATCCTGTAAAGACTTTACTGGTAACAAACTCAACAACAGTATTATCTGACGCACTAATTGCTGTTGGTACAGTTATAATATATTCACCACTATTACCCGTAGCTGTAACACTTTGTATAATATATTCTGTTGAACTAATTTTAAATGTTTCTCCAACACTAGGTGCGTTTGTAAAACCATCAACAATAATATGGTAATTACTACTATGAGCACCATTTAATTTAGGAGCACCATGTGGTTGATACGAGTTTGATATTATTTTAGATTGCGTACAATCTGTAGGAACATCCCATGCAGATAACGCAAATTGCTCTAAATAGTATTTTGTCGATCCATTAATAGTTCGTTTAACTGCTGTATATAAATAATTAGTTGTTCCTGCAACAGATTCATAAGTTCCATCCGTTTCCCAAATTACCCATCCTGCAAGTTTTTCTTGACGATTGGCAGTAAAAACTCCTAACTTTCCATTGTCATTAGCATAAACCATAAACATTTCAGTTCGTTGTCCTGACTTTTTTATAATCCCTGAATCTTGTGGATTATTTATAGCGTGTGGCGATAATAATGTTAATGCCATTGGTGTGTATTCTTCTGCCGCAGTATTGTAAAAATATTCTCTAACTGTTTTTCCGTTGGGTTGTACAAACATTGCCGCACCATCAAATATTCGAGGCATACATTTCTTTTGCGATCCTAATGCACTTTGTTTTAAAATTTGTAAATCTGTCGGTGTTATTGGCTTACCTGCCGCAGGTTTCAAATAAAACTCTCCTGTACTTGTAAATATTTCTAAATGTTTACCTGATACTAAATGTAGTATCTGATTGATTTGATCGGACGATATATTGATTTGTATAGAATCAGTATCTTCAGCATCACCAACATCAAAGTTATAAAATTCACTTGTTTTACTACCTGCTATAAAATCAGATATAGCTCCGCCTGCAAACCATAAACGTTGTTGATGAAAACGACACGCGTGAGGAAATCCGTTAACACTATTATAAACTTCTTCATCCCATTGTTTTGTTGGTGGGTGTCCGATTATTCTTACATTTGTTCCCCCACCATCGGCAGAGTCTTCTGCTGTATCAGAATTAGCGGCAGTATATGTATAGCGATCATCATCAAGTACAGTTATTGTTGCTGTAATATTTATATTAGAATGATCAAGTCCATTGCCATCATCATTAAGTATAGATTCAGCTCCTTCTACAGTAATACTTGCTCCTGTTGAAAATCCGTGTTGAGGGTGAAGCACAGTTATTGTGCCTCCACCTTCTTCACCTTTTAAAGGGTCTTCATCAAGTTCAATACGTACGCGTGCTTGTAATGTTCCTGTTACAACTGTAGTGCTTGTATATCCTGTAATAAGTATTTCTGCTCCATGATACCGAATCCGTTTTCCTACATAAGCATTTGACCAATAGGCAGAACTTGTCGTGCACGTTACTGAAGCTCCTTTTGCTGTATTATCAATATCAAGTGTAATAGCGTCATCTGCAAATTTATAATATGGTTGAAATACTTTTTCACTATTTGTTGCGTTTTGAAAACTAAAAGCGGTAACTGTAAATGTAGATGCACCAGTTCGTGTAATAACTTGAGGAGCAAAATCCTCATGTGTTACAATCATTGTATCTGCTTGTTGTGTTACATTTAATTCAAACAATTGATCTGTTTGCCACACCATGCTTGTAATAGTTTGTAACAATGTGCCAGAAGAATTGTATATTAATAATTTAGTGTTCTGAAATGCAAAAATGTATTCTTGTTCAGTATTAAATATAAAAGGTTCTAACCGACTTTGTGCACCAAGATCAGCTCGATACATTGTACCTTGTCTTCGCTCAATAGGTCCTTGATTTATTGTAAAGCAATTAGTCGCTTTTTTTAATGCTTGTTGAAAAGGTTTAAGATCGGTACGTGATATAAATGTTTCATCTACTTCACCGCGAGTAAAACTATTTTGGTGTACTCTTTGAATCGGCATAACATTACGATGAAGGAACTGTTGCAGTTATCCCTGTGCCTGTTCCTCTGTTCCTCACTTCTATTAATAAACTTGTATTTAATCTTCTTGTTGTTTGTGTTTGTGATTCTGCACTTCTTGCTTGTTGTAATTGTCTAACTGCTCTTTTTTGATAAAGAGTAGAAAGAGCATCGTTTCTGGCAATAGCTCCTGCAAATAATGAAGCTAATTCAAATACTAAACATTGCACAAAGTATTCTGGAAATTCATTTTCATGTGGCTGATATGTGTAATGACATATAACAGTATCCGTTGTATTTGTATCTGTATATAAATATTCATTATATCGATCATATTCTATGACTTTATCAGCAACTGTTACTGTATGTATTAAAAGTGCATCGGTAGGTATTTGATATGAAGCATCCCATTTATCTAAAGGATCGGTTGCACTTTTTGATAATTGTGCTTGTTTTGTGGCAAATCTCCATCGTGCCTTTGTTAATAAATTCTTTAATGTTGATTCGTATAATTGGTTCGCTACTTTACTTTCGGTATTGTTATCTGAAAAAGAAGCGATTGTGTTTGCACCGACTAAGACTAGTCCTTGATTTGCAATATCTATTTTACTTAAACCCATAATTATAATAACGGGAGGGTTTCCCCTCCCATTATCCTATGTTCCGTTGGTTGTTGTTACTGTCGCGGCTCCACTTGCGGAAGTCACAACTAACATATCAACTGTTCTTGTGCCGCCTGTAGCACCTACTACTAAAATGATATCATCCTGTTGTATTCCATTAGTCATATCATTAAAGTATCCTGAACCTGCAACTGTACCAACAGCATCAGTAGAATGGTATAACCAAAGGTTTTGGTCACCTGCTCCACCGACTTTTTTAAAATTAGTTTTATCTAACGCCATTAGTATCTCCTATTCTGTGATTTGACATTCAATTGCACCTTCATTGTCAATCATCACAGCACCCATACTCATGTATGAAGTGATAAGATTACTGACCTTTTCAGGAATGTAGTTAACTTCAGTTCTAACATCAGAACCAATTGCAAGACCAACTGCACTTCTATGCCATGCGTGACAATCTCTTGTCGAACCACTAACAGATAGACCGGAATGTGTAAACCACAAGAATCCAAGCCATCTTTTAGCCGTCATACCGCCTGCATATGGTAAGTCTTTTTCGCCAACATATTCTGCTCTTGAAAACTGATCAAGCTGAAGTAAGTCAGCCCAACCGGCAGGAGATACTACAAAGTATCTTTGCCCGTCATCAGGAACATCTCCTTCACCAAAAGCCTCATAAACAGTAAGTGCTTTTGCTAAAGTAAGTGCCGCCGAACCATGTGCTACGTTGTTTGCGTTTGATCCTGCATCTAAAACGTCGATGATCAATTGGTCAGTTTTTCGACCAAGAGCCGCCGCCGCAGAAGACGCTAGAACTTGTCTTTCGTCGATGTTTGTCTTTAACTCATCTAGTCTATCGACATAATCTGCCGCATAGTAGTCAGCCAAAGTAACATCAACTGTATTGTGTGCGATTTCCATAGTAGGAACATTAGCGTGCCTTGATTTCTCTGTAGCACTACCTTTTCCAACTTTCTGGAATCTCGCTTGTGAGCCTTTAACATTGTTAAGAGTTCGAACTGTATTTTTCAACTTAGAACCCATACGCTGATATGCCATATGAACTTCTGCTTCGAACTGCTTAATAAAGGCTGTAGTAATGGAAGTTGCCATTAATACTCTCCTAAGTTAAGTTAATATTAGTTTGTCGAATTGTCCATTGTTTGATTTATTCGGGTTACCCAACGTGGACCACATAAATCATCTATGGGTTCTGTTTGAACCTTTTTAGGTTCATAATAAAAATACAGCATTTTTACGTTGTTGACAAGCCTTGATGTACCATTAAATACAAAACCGAGATATTTTAACCATCGAATGGTTTTTTTTTGTTCTTCCGTACAGTAATTAAAGATATAAGAGTAGTGACTAGCAACCCAATTAAAGGCTCTTTTTTGGTTACGAAGAAACCGGATTTCGCTTAATGCTGATTGGTCACTAAGAAACCATACTGCTCCATGCTTTATATTATGTTTTAAAGGAGCAACACCCCACATTGCAATAGGTTTGTTAGCATCATTAAATATTGTAAATGTAAATGTATTTTTTCTTCGAGCACGAAAAGGATATAGCAATGCAGTTAAAGGATCATCTCCCGTAACTGCAAGCTCAAATCTATCTGTTGCTTTCATATTTTTAGCAACAATAAAGCAATCTTCAGGGATTGCTATGTCCATATGTGTCATCGATATAATCGAGCAAATGCGTCATCAACTCGTCTTACATAAGAATCATCACGTTCTTTTGGATCAAAGTAACGAGGATCTTTCATCATTTGACGGACATCTTCAATAGTCAATTTATTAATAGGTTCGGTTTGAACTGAGCTAATATTCTCATTACGCATACCCATAACCTTTTCTAGTATTTCTATACCATCGGCAGATTGACCTAACGTTTGTTGTATAGTTTCGAATTGGTCAGGTGTAAAGTATGTAGATGCCCAATTATTAACAGTATCAATACGAGCTTTAGCATTTTCACCTAATAACTCTACTTCTTTATCAAGATCGGGTTGATAACTTTGTTGCATTGCAACATATTGATTAATACCATCCTCAAACATTTCTTGAGTATAAGCATTGTCGTGACAATGTTGTCGCCACCATTCTGTCATAGGATTTTCTATAACCATTTCTTCTGTTACTCCTTCTGGTAAAGGAGGAAGATCATAGCTTTCTGGTTTTTCAGCTTCAGCTTCTTCTTCTATTTCGCGTAACAGTTCTTCTTTAAGTTCTTCTTTTTTTCCTCCAACAAATTTTTCAAGATGGGCATTTGATTTTAATAACTCATCTTTTCTTAACTCACCCTTTTCAGCATCCCAAAATTTTTCAGGTACATTCTCTGGTCGTTGTGGAATTTCTGTATTTACTGGTGGTTGTAATTGAGGATCAGGTTTTGCTTCAACTTGAGCCTCGTCTTGTTGTTGTTGGGATTCTTCGACTACTTCAGCATTCTCATCTGACATCTTTTTTCTCCTTTATTATACGTTGACTTTTACCCTTGTTAACTCGTCTTTGAATTAACCCTACTAAATAACGCTGTCCTTCAAGATGTCGTAATGCCGTATCCGATACTTCACTACCGGCTACAGATTCTATAGTTATTTGTCGTAAATACTCAAGAATCTTTTTTCCGTTTTCTGTAATAAAACAGGAAGTGAACAAAGTGTTTAGTTCTTGTTCATCCTCAGCAGATCGTTGAAAGTTATCCAACCCTATTAAATAGTTGGGCTTTTCTTGTTTCATACTATTTTTATATCACTTGAGAGTATCTCGTGCAACATCTAATACTTTTTCAGGTTGCATACCTGAATCTTGGGCTTGTGCCATCATCTGTTGCATAAATTGACCCCATGCCGCCATTTCTTCTTTTGATCGCACAAGTTCTTCTGGAATACCCATTTTCTTACCCATATACTTAGCTGTGTCTTCTTGTTTAATTAACATATTAGCTAACTGAGGACCCATTCTAGCTTGTAACATTCCTATAAATCTATCTAACGTAGCAACATCTTGTTGTTGTTGAGCTTGTGCAAGTGGCGAAGATGATCTGATTTTTATTTCCCTACCATTCACCACAGGTAATTTAATTTTTCCTTGTTTCTTTAAAATATAAATAACACGTTGTAATACAGGATTGACAAGTTCAGCTTGTAAACGACCAAAAGCCGCACCTATTTGTCGTGACAAATCTGCCATTCTTTCAGCAACTTCTGTAGCTGACATTGGTGTCTTCTCATTTGGATTACCCAACATATCATTATATAACGCTTTTTTAATATTTGTTCTCATATCTTTAATAACAATATCTGATACTTGAAAATTACCTGCCGGTTGTACTGGTGTTAATCCTGTACTTCCTAACGCTTTAGGTATAATTGTTCCGGGAATTAATTGGATATTATCAACGTTAATAACGCCGTCATCTTCAACTTGATACATACCAGAAATTGCCATTTGTGCATTTTCAAGGATAAGTTCTATAACAAGGTTTGCTGTTTTTATTGCCGGCAATGCCAATTGAAGTGGTCCTCTACCAAATACTTCGCCTGCACATTTACTCCATCTGTAAACTAAAAATGGATTTGATCCAATTCCTTTAAATACTTTTGAGTGTAATTTAGCTTGATACTCTTCTGATATTACACAAAATATATATTCTTCTTCTTTCATGTTGTCATAATTGCGATAACATACTTCTATAACTTTACAATCTCTTTCAGGATCTTTAACCATATCATCAACCATTCTTGGTGGAAGAACAGCATCGGGATAAGCATTAAGTATTTGTTTAAACTTAATACGACGTTCTCTAAAAATGTGATCTATTTTATCGTCATGACCAGAATCAAGTAATACTTGTGGTAAAGGTAATGCTTTAAAACGAATAGGTTGTACAGCATCTCCTTCTTCTACTAATAACACTCCTGTACCAACTGCCATATCTAAAAATGACTCATGTACTTCTTGAGCAAAATTAGAATTTTGTATTACCTCAAATACATAGTCGGTAACATTATCTAGTATCTCATTAACTTCTTTTTGCTTTTCTTCAGGAATTTCAACACCGGCAGTTAATTCAGCCCAACGTGCATAACTAGGTACAATGCCAGATTGTAAACGAGAAGCAAATTCTTGAACACCAACTACGGCTGTTTCATCAAATATACGCTCACTACGTTTTGCGGCAATGCTTTCGGAATAAAAAGATTCTCTTTGTGGTAAAGCATATTCATAACAATCTTCCATAACAGGCATCCATTGATCCTTTATGGCTTTTGCTTTTTCGTAACGCTTTAATAATCTACGTACTTCTGGATCGTTAATATCTGTAACGACAGTTACGGGTTTAACATCTACTACCATTTATACTCCTAGAGTTTGTCTAGGTCCTGTGTCATCAGTTACCATTGACCCATAACCTTGACCGCCTTTTCTTCCCGTTAGAAGTGATCTTCTTCCTCTACGTCCGGCAATGTCGGCTAAAGTTTCTTGATACCTTTCATCTTTTAACTTAGCCATTTCCGACAACTCCTTACGACGTGAAGCGGCTCTTTGGGCACGCAACGACTTATCAGGTGGTGGTGGTGGTGGTGGTGGTGGTGGGCGTCCGCCTCCTCCTCCTGCACACATTAGTTACCTCCTTCGTTCATAAATGTTTTTAGGTTTAAGCGTAAATACATTAAAATTTTTCCTTGCTAATATAGGTTTATCAAACTTTCTGCCAATTGTCAAAGTCCTTCCTTCTCCCGCTCCTAACATTAAATACTGTAACGCATCATGGATATGGGAAAATCTATTCTTATTTGGCTTCTCATCATAACGTTCTCCCGATACTTGTAAGCGTCTATAATGGTATCCACCTGCAAATCCTCGTATTAAATTACTACAAGACTTATCTATAAGAATACCAGATTCTCCATCAACCATACGATTAAGAGTAGAATTAACAGATTCTATACGTAATGCAACATCGTTACTAGGAGCAGGGCGAGCCATTATTCCTTTACCTCTTAATATTTGAAAAGGTGTGTTTTCATCTGTTTGTACTCTATGATCGCCGGCAGGATCGCCAAATATATGAAAAGGTCTTGGTAAATACTTTGCCATACTCTGTTTCATTAGTTCTGAAAATTTAACAATACCCATATCTTCGGCAACTAATTCTTCAAGAATTACCCATCTATGTCGTATCTTTTGAGCAAAGACACAAGCAGGTGTAAGACCAAAATCTATTCCTACATAAATAGGCAGATGTTCAGCTATAGCAATTTCTCCTCGAGCAACATGAACCTCATCTTTAAATGACTCATATACAGGTTTGCCATCTTCTATTGTACCTAATCGGTTAAGTACATAAACATCAATCCATGATTTTGTTTTTCCCCGAATAATATTAGAATAATAATTGGCAGTAAGGTTAGCTTTGTTTTCAGAAGCCTTATTTTTTTCATAGGTTTCTATTTCATTGTTTTTATTACGCACTTCTAACATAGCCGGGGGTTGGTTAAAAAATTTCCAGTTATCTGGCTTTATTAACATCTTTGCTTCTTGTTTACTAATATAGTCAGGTATAACTGTTTCGCCTGCCATTATTGACCACCAATGATCGGTATTTGGAGGGTTGGTATCACAAACGACACCATACCATGTTGGACCACCATCACGCATAGATGGAAAACGACCAACACGCATAGAACAAGCATCAATAATTGACTTAGGAATTTCTCTTGCTTCATTTATCCATACTCCTGTTAATTCAAGGGATAAGAGTTTTTTTACATCTTCGGGTCTATCTAACGCCAAAAATATAACTTCACAATCTATATCACCTTTTTTTAATTTGTGAGTATAAGGTACGCTCCACGTAAAATTTCCCCAATCTTCTTCGGGAAACCAGTCTAGCCATGTTTTAATTGTAGTGGTTTTTAATTGAGGGTTAGTGTTTCGAATAACCGCCCAACGCGTTTTACGTATCCCGTCCTCACTTGGTTTTTGACTAATAGCTCGTTTTATTATTTCTATACAACAAGCTACCGATTTACCACTACCGACCGGACCTCTAATACCGCGAAAAAAAGTATCGTCTTTAAGGAACGCTTTAAGGACGTTCCCATCAGGTTTATAATTTAGTGATGCCATAATCTACCGCTAACTGGTATAATTTTTCTCTCGCCTGTTCAGATAGCGATTCTATAATTCTATCTGCTTCATGATCCGTTACCTTTTCTTTTGGGTAATGTTTCATGTGTTGTGACTTTACTACTGTACGTAACGTATTTATTTCACGTATAGAATATTTTTGGAATATACTCATTTTTTAGCTCGATTTCGTGAACGACTTATTATACGAAGATTTCGTTTCGCGTTGTTACGGGGATTGCCATCTACATGGTCTATATCTTTTTTATCACCTTTCTTTACTCTTTTTTTTCGTAGTAAATATCGGCGTACTTTATTTCTGTGTGCTCGATCTTTTTTTGACGAAGACGAGCTTTGAAATTTTTTATACTCTTTTTTATAGTTCCGTTTTTTAGACTTCTTTGGCATTGAGGATATGCTCCTTTGCCATTCGATACGCCTCTTCTTTTGAATGACCCTTAATCATTTTAAATTCTGCGTACTGTTTAATTTTAACTAAGTTATGTCTATTCTGATCGGCTTCGAAATTGGCAATCATTGCATCAGCCGTCTTTTGACTACGTTTTGTTACAGCCATCTTAATCTTTTAAATACCAAGATGCCGCCGCTCCTAAAGCTCCCCCACCTAATAACGTAGGGA